TACAAGGTAAAGTAAACGAAGAAATCCAAAGAAATGTTGAACTTAAGAAAGAACTTAGCAACGCTTCAGTTTCAGAAACATTTACTGAAGTAGCGGAAGGTCTTGCTGATACTCAAGCAGAAAAACTGCAAAGACTTGCAGAAGGTCTTGAATACGGTTCAGTTCAACAATTCAGAGAAAAATTAGAACTTCTTAAGGAGTCGTACTTCGGAAGAAAAACCGCTTCAAGCACTAGTGTCTTAAATGAGGTCGATACCGAAATAGAAGATACATCAGATGAAGCATCATATAAAACTCCAGAAATGGCTCGTTATTCGAGTTACATGACTAGAGAAGCAAGACATAACAACTTCTAATCTAGAAGTTTTTATTATTTTAGGAACTTATCATTAAATTAAGAACATATATAGAGGAGATTTTTAATGCAACTTAATGAATTCGCACCCGACCCTACTGCTATTGCTGAGCAGTTAAAGGAAAAATGGTCACCAATTTTGGAACACACTGATTGTGAACCAATTAAAGACCACTATCGGAGAAATGTAACAGCAATTTTGCTTGAGAACCAAGAACAAGCAATGATGGCAGACAATATGCTTTTTGAGCAACCTGCTAACAAAGCCGCAGCCGCACCTACTACTGGTGGTGTTGCAACTTGGGACCCTGTTTTAATTTCACTAGTTCGTCGTTCAATGCCTAATCTTATGGCTTACGATGTTTGTGGTGTTCAACCTATGACTGGCCCTACTGGACTTATTTTTGCTATGAAAGCAAAATATACAAGTCAAAGTGGTACAGAAGCATGGCCTATGAACATTGATACTGACTTCAGTGGTGCAACTGCAGCCTACGGTGCTGACGGTACTGACCCACTAGGTGCAGGTACAACTCAAGGTCTTGGTACTGCTGTCGCTGCCCCATTCGGTAGTGGTAATGCTGCCCAGCCTGGTACAGGAATGTCAACGACTGCTGTTGAAGGTGAAGACGCATTCAACCAAATGGCATTCGAAATTGCTCGTACATCGGTTACAGCAAAAACACGTGCTCTGAAAGCAGAATACACTACTGAACTCGCCCAAGATTTGAAAGCGGTTCATGGTCTTGACGCAGAAACTGAACTTGCTAATATTCTTAGTAGTCAAATTCTTGCTGAAATCAACCGTGAAGTTATCCGTACAATCTACGTTGGTGCTAAACTTGGTGCACAAAACACTGATTTGACATACGCTGGTGCAAGTGACACAGATGTATTAGGTGCAAGTGCGGCTAACTTCGGTGTTGCAACAGCAAGTGGTATCGGTGGTATTTATGACGTATCACTCGACTCAGATGGTCGATGGAGTGCTGAACGATTCCGTGGTCTTCTTTTCCAAATCGAAAGAGAAGCAAACCAAATCGCTAAAGACACTCGTCGTGGTAAAGGTAATATTGTAATCTGTTCATCAGATGTTGCATCCGCCCTCGCAATGGGTGGTTTCTTGCAATTATCAGGTGGTGATGCAGGTAACCTAAATGTAGACGACATGGGTAATACCCTCGCAGGTACTATCGGTGGTGGTCGCATTAAAGTTTACGTTGACCCATATGCCTCAATCAACTACGTTGTAGTCGGTTATAGAGGTTCAGGTGCTTACGATGCAGGTATGTTCTACTGTCCTTACGTTCCACTACAAATGGTACGTGCGGTTGGTGAAAATACATTCCAACCAAAAATCGGGTTCAAAACTCGATACGGATTGGTTAACAACCCATTTGTTGGTGCTGACTACGCAGACCCGTCTGCTGTAACAGCGTTACGTCGTAACCAATACTACAGAATTTTCCGAGTTGACTCACTACACGGTGGTCTAACTGCATAATTCTCTGGTTAAATAGTTACTAAATTCAAGATTGGGGTGTTCCTTTGGGACACCCCTTTTTTGTATAAATATTTTAAAAGTATAAATAAATTGGTAAGATATGTTTAAAAACAGGATGATTTTCAAGGAGTCACATAGTAATGCCAGATAACTACACAAAGGCTACCAGCCTCACACCAAGCGATAACTCAAATCAATACTTTGATGGTATTTACGTGGGTTCTGCCGCAGGTAGCACGACTTCAGTTGTGAATACCGACTTAAAAGTATCTATGTACTCAAGTAGAAGCGAAGGACAAGCGACAAGCAAAGTCACCTTCCAAGGTACATCAGCAGGTATTGACAACAAATGGCTCCAAATCGTATCAACGGATGGAGAGTCAAAATACTACTGGTTCGACACTAATGGTTCTTCAGCAGAAACTGGAAACACAGTGTTCGGTGGTGATTCACAAGACTGGATTTTAGTAGGTCTTGCTGATGCAGGTACAACCGCATTAGTAGCCGCTGAATTCGGGGAGGCTATTGGTGGTTCTAAAGGTCACGCAAGCATAACTGCAACAGTGGCTGGTGGTATTGTATCTTTGACACAGGTTAGAGGTGGACACCAAGGAAATACAACAATCACAGGTGGAATGGGGCCGGGTCAAACTGGTACAATCATTGTAGACTTTGGTGCTACTATCGGTTTCAGTGCAGGTACTGGTATCACAATCGTTGACCAAGCAGCCTTGGTAAAGCACTATGGTGCTACTGGTGGTAGTTGGTCAGATGGTGCAGGTAGTGCGGTATTTAAAACCTTCCTTCAACCAACACTAGTGTTTGGTGCACAAACTGGTGGTGGTGCTAGTGCAATGTACGATGCAGCCTTCGACCTTAAGACTCAAATTGAGTCTACATCTGGACATAATGGTTCAATCGACGTTACCTTGACTGGTACTGGGCCTAACGTACTTTTAACACTGACGACAACTGTAGCGGGTGCAATCGGTACTGCAATCACAGAGGATTTAGCAAACGTTACCCTAGGTGGTTCTACCCAATGGGATAAAGCAGAAGGTTCTGACCTAAGCGGTGTCTGTGCAGGTGGTAGTTGGGGTGCAAGAGGTGCAAGTTGGGAAGCATTCGTCTACGGTGAAGCAGGAGTTTGCATGGAATTTGGTAACGTACCTACAGGATACCAGCCTATCAAAGTTTGTAGAGTTTGGGATACTGGTACTAGTGCGATTAACATAGTCGGTTTCGATAAATTCGGAGTGTAATAAAGAATGGCAATAACCGATGGTATAACTTCAGGTAATCTGCCGGGCATTCCCGCAACTTTATCTGCTGATATCAATCAAAGACAACCTAGTAACAGCAGTTATCTACATCCAACTGCTTTTAGGTTTTATATAAGCAGAGTACCTTCTGTCACTTATTTTTGTCAAGCAATAAACATACCAAGTATTGATATAGCAGAAATTGAATTCACCACGACCATGGCTACGCATAAAGAAATTGCAGGTAATCCAACATATGGTGCACTGAACGCAAGGGTTTTGGTGGATGAAGATATGGAAACTTGGAGAGGGATACACGACTGGATGAGGGAGATTTCCTTATTTGAGAACGATAGAGAAATCATAGGTGATGAAGACCATAGGTGTGACCTGAGATTGGTTGTTCTAACCAACGGTATGAATGGTAATGTTGAATTTACTTTCAAGGAATGCTTTCCTTCTTCAATAAGTGAGATTAATTTCGACAGTGCTGTTACAGACCTAGAAAACCTTAGTTTTGAAGTCACGTTCTCCTATAACTCCTATTCAGTAGAGAAGTATTGACCTAGTCCAGCCATCGTGGTATAATAAAATCCTACAAAAATAACATGGAGAATGTGTATGGATTTTGAAAAACTTAAAAAAATGGCTGAAAAAGACTCTGGTGTAGACGGTACTGAACTAGACATAGAATCTTTGAAACTGCCTCAACTACACAACAAATATCTTAATCTTTTACAAGACGAGAAGTTGATTCTAAGAAAATTGCTATCTGAGAAAAATAACCTATTCCGTCTTAAATGGGAATACTACACAGGTAAAATGAGCAAAGAGGAAATGGATGGTCTAGGATGGGCACCATTCCAACTTAATGTGCTCAAAAAAGACATGAACATTTACCTAGAATCCGATAAAGAGTTGTCTTTAGTAGGGGATAGGATAGCATACCATGAAGTGGTTCTAGAATTCCTTGAAGAGGTTCTTAAAGAACTAAACAACCGACATTGGAAAATAAGAAACGCTATTGAATGGAGAAAATTCACCTCAGGTGGTTTTTGATGATAAAAGTCGTTAAAAAAGATGATGTAACATTCAAGGTAGAATGTGAAGAGAGAGGTATAGTCAAAGAACTATCTCAATTTTTCACTTTCACAGTGCCTGGCGCTGAATATATGCCCGCTTATAGGAGCAGAAAGTGGGACGGTAAAATTAAATTGTTTAACATCCATACCCAAGAACTGTATGTCGGTCTATACGAATACCTAGAGAAATTTTGCGATGATAGAGGATATGAAATCGAAGGTTTCAACCCTTCAAGAAACAAAAACGAAATCAGTGAAGA